AGCGGGAGAACTTCTTGACGCTGAAGGGAACCCAACAAACACGTTTTTTGAAAACCTCACAAACAACGTCACAGGGTTTGACAATAAAGAATATGTAGATGGTGAATTAGTCATCACTGGCGGTGGCACTGGCACTGGCACTGGCACTGGTACTGGCACTGGTACTGGAACTGGCACTGGAACTGGCACTGGAACTGGCACTGGAACTGGCACTGGCACTGGAACTGGAACTGGAACTGGCACTGGAACTGGCACTGGTACGGGAACTGGAACTGGCACTGGTACGGGAACGGGAACGGGTACGGGTACGGGAACGGGAACGGGAACGGGAACGGGAACGGGAACGGGTACGGGAACAGGCGTCGAAGACGAAGACGATCCTCTCGCCTCAGATGTTTTAACAGGTTCCGATGGAACAGAGTTTCAAGCAGTTTTGTCCGGTCAACCCGGAGCGCCTAATTATTTAGACGGTAGCCAAACGGTAGAATCGCTGCCTTCTGAGTTTCTAGGAGGGGGGATTGGTAGTGGCTTACCCTCCGCGGACTATATTTTCGATCCTCTTAAATCCAAATATTATGACGCAAATTACTCTCCACAAAATGTAGGGAACCAGCAGGCACTTACGTTTGCGGAACTTTTGAGTCAATATCAAAACCCCTACCAAACCGTAAATAACGGAGTAGTATAAATGGACGTAGGGGTTATTCAAAAAGCTGAACGGCAAATGCTTTTAGACGGTAAATCGGCTTCAGAAATAGACGCCATGAAGTCGGCTTATCGGAAACAGGTTTTTAATCCGCAAGGGTATTCTGCGAGCGGCGGTGTAGGTTCTTTAAATGAAACAGCCCGAAACATGACTCGCGGCCCGCAGGGCGTTGGGGCTTATCAGCAGTACGCAATGGGCGGCGAAGCGATGGGATCACCTCCTATGCGCGGTCCAGACCCGCAAGGGATTGCGCGATACGACCTCGGCGGAGAAGTTACTCAGCCCCTATCAGAATATCAACAAGCTTTGATAATGTCTGAGTCCAGCGGACGTTCTGATGTTGTAAATGAAAGCGGCTACAGGGGTTTGACTCAGGGTGGAGATGCCGCAATTTCTGACTTTAAAGATCAAGAGGGTTTGGACTTTACAGATGAAGAGTACATAAACAGCCCCGATCTCCAGATACAGTTTCAAAACTGGTACGAACAGAAAACCATAAACTATGTGATGGACAAAGGACTTGACCGCTACATTGGAAAAGTCATCAAAGGCGTTCCAATTACTATGAGCTCTCTGCTCGGCATGGCGCATATTGGGGGCGATTTTGGAATGCAGCAGTTTTTAGAAACGGGCGGTCGATACGATCCTAATGACGGAAACACAAGTTTAAGTGATTATGGCCGTAAGTTTGCAAACATGGCATTATACGGGGAAGGCGGTGCAGGAGACTATAACTTCGCGAACCCCGAAGATATTGCAATGTCTATGCCTGTTGAACAAGAAGGGTCCTTGGGATTTTACCGTCCAAAACCTAGACCAGAAGGGCTGGGGGTTTCTGAGCCTTTAACGAGCTTACGTCCGCCGACCCGACCAGAACCCACGTTAAGCCCCCAAGCTCTCCCTTTGGGTTTGCCCGCAGGGGCATCCATGATCGAAAAATACGGCCTGCCCGGTGACATGCCCGAAGGCGGCATTATGTCAGCCAGCCGCTAACATCCTCTTTGAGCACTTGTCCGGCAAGATCAATCTTGCTGCGCAGGGCGTTTAAGACTTTCTCGTCAATGGTATTGGGCGAAACCAAGTCGATATAAGTTACGGCATTCTTCTGACCAATACGGTGAGCGCGGTCCTCGGACTGTAGTCTTATCTCAAGATCGTATGAGTTACTGTAGTAGATCACAGTATTGGCCGCTGTCAGGGTAATGCCGTAACCCCCTGTCTTAGGCTGTCCCACAAAGAAACGCAGTGGATCATTAACGTCTTGAAAGCGGTTAACGATCTCCTGTCGTTCGTCTTGAGGGGTTGCTCCGTAATAAAGTGCGACCGAATCGGGCCCGAAACGGTCGCGCAGGGTCTGGCTAATCTGTTGAATATCGTGAGTGTACGACGCCCAAATGATAGCCTTCCCTGATAGCTCGTCTGTGATGTTCATTAGCTCATTCAGACGGTTGTTCTTTAGCGGCTGTATTTTCCCAACGTCGGGCTGGAAGAAACCGCAGCAAATCTGTTGTAGGCGCATTATTTGCGTCAAGACACTTTCTGTCGTCGCAAGCTCCCCGTTCTCAAGCTGGGCCAAAGCCAGCTTCTTCATCTGTCCGTAGACCTTGGCTTGTTCATCCGTCAGTTCTACATTTCTGCGCGTGTATATTTTGTCAGGAAGGTCTAAGCACTCTTCTTTTAAGACGCGGGTAGAGAAGCTGAACAGCCGCTCATTCAATTCGTCTAACCGACGATATCCCGTAACTTCTTGAAAACTTCGCGCCCCCATCACACGCTTCTGGACTATAGCGTACCTGTTTTGAAAAGCAAAGAAACTGTTAAAACCAAGCGCACGTTCGTCCAGAAAATTACACTGGCTAAACAAGTCCATTGGGCTTTTGGTAACAGGAGAGCCTGTAAGTATACGGCGGTACTTGCTGTACTTCGTTAACACCATCAGGTTCTTCGTGCGTTGCGCCTTACGGTTCTTAATAGTCGTGCTTTCGTCCACAATCATCATGTTATCAGGGTTCTGCACGAGAAAACGCCCCGCGGCCCGCGCACCTTTGGGGGAGGAAAAAGCCTCTACATTCATTACAAATATTTTAAGACCGTCGAAGGCTTCCATTATTAAGTCTTCTAACTCCGCAGTATACCGTTTGCTCAAAGAAGGCTTCCAACTTAAAGTTTTGCGAACGATGCGGTCTGGAAGATGTATAGGAACCTCGCCAAGCGCCCAGTTGTCATAAACACCTTTGGGGGCAACAATTAATGCAGAGTTAATCTCTCCCTTTTCAAAAAGGACGCCCATGTTGTCTATGGCTACTTTACTCTTGCCTGTGCCCATCTCCATAAAATACGCATGAAATCTCGCGGACCACGAATCCTGTAAGGCTTTACGCTGGTGGTCGAAGGGCTCTGTTTTAAACTTGTACAAGATTTTCTCCTTTTGACGCTTGACTATAAGAACTTATAAGAATATAAGCGTCTTTGTCAAGGCCGTAAAAGGGTCTTTAACAGCGAAAGTGAGAAACATGAACGATATACTATCAATGATGGAATCCGACTTTGAAGATAACATCGCATCTTCCATCGAACGTGGCAACTTAGGCGGTATCGCCGTATTAGCCCGAAAAATCCGAACAGCACAGCAAGAAGTTGAAGAACTTGATAAAGAAATCAAGGCTCGTAAAAAAGACTTGCTGAAGCTAACCGACGAAGAACTTCCTTCTGCTATGCTAGAACTTGGACTTTCCTCGTTTTCACTAGACGACGGCTCTACGGTCAACGTAACGCCTACTTATGGAGCCAGTATTCTTGTTGCCAATAGGCCGCTTGCGTACGAATGGCTGCGCGAGAACGGCTATGACGACATAATCAAAAACGTTGTGTCCTGCGAGTTTGGTCGCGGAGAAGACGACAAAGCAAGTGCCTTCAAGGCGTTCGCCTCTAAAGAAGGTTTCCCCGCAGGTCAGACCGAAAGCGTACACGCTGGAACTCTGAAGGCGTTCGTCCGCGAACGTGTTGAAGCTGGGGACGACTTTCCAATGGAACTATTCGGGGCCTACGTCGGTCAACGTGCTATCATAAAAGGAGCCAAATAATGGCGAATGCAGTAGAAAAAACTAAAAAAGCAGATGTTGTAGAGTTTGATGCATCTATGTTCGAAGCAGACGCGGGCGCGGGCAATGAAAACGTCACGACAGACGATCTTGCGCTACCGTTTCTAAAGCTACTTAGCGGTCTTGATTCACTTCTAGACACACACGAGACTGCTCGCAAAGGTGACATCTACAACACCGTCACAGGCGCTGTAGTGAGCGGTAAAGAGGGTCTAAGCGTAATCCCTTGTGCCTATCAGCGGGTGTTCATTCAGTGGGTTCCACGGGGCTCTGGTACAGGCGCACCGATGAACGTCTACAAGCCTAATGACCCGAGTATGCCTCGTACTGAGCGCAGCAAGGAAGACAACAAAAACTACGTTGTTGGCGGTGACGGTGACTATATCGAAGAGACCCACCAGCACTACGTCATAGTGCTGAACGAAGACGGCTCAACCGAAACGGCGCTGATTGCCATGAAGTCCACGCAGCTAAAGAAAAGCCGCAAGTGGAACAGCATGATTCAATCGGTAACGATGCAAGGTAAGAACGGTCCGTTTACACCACCTCGTTTCTCTCACGTTTACCGCATCAAAGCGGAATCAGAGGAAAACTCAAAAGGTAGCTGGCACGGGTGGGAAATGTCCCGCGAAAAGCCTGTCCAAGACGCCTCTGTATATGCACGGGCCAAAGCGTTCTCTGAAAGTGTTCTGACAGGAGACGTAGTTGTGAAACACCAAAACGAAGATGGCAAAGGCGAAGGCTCCGACGACATCCCGTTTTAAGTTTTACACGGGGACTGCTTCGGCGGTCCCCACCACAAGGACATATCCATGACAGTTAAAAAGTTCTCGTCTATCTTTGATGGACTAAAACAAGCCTATGGCACCTATCGGATTGAGAAAACTCAGTCTAACGGGAAAAACACGGGGAAAGCGGGCATCGTTCGTGAACCGCGCAACGCGGGCCTGTGGCAGGGACACTTGTCTGGTAAAGGCAACTCTATCGGCATTATTCCGATTAACGAAGACAACATGTGCAAGTGGGGATGCGTTGATATCGATCAATATCCGCTAGACCACAAACTGCTATTAGAAAAGATTAGAAAACTAAAAATACCTTTGGTCGTTTGCCGCTCAAAGTCTGGCGGTGCGCACTGCTTCCTCTTCTCAAGTGATTGGGTCGAAGCAAAGGACATGCAGAAATCATTGAAAAGCGTGGCTGCGGCTTTAGGCTACGGCGAGAGCGAGATATTCCCAAAGCAAATCAGGCTGCACTTGGACCGTGGAGATGTAGGTAACTTCCTAAACCTACCGTATTACAACGCGGAAGAAGGTTTACGCTACGGCATCCTAGATGACGGCACTTCAGCCACGATAGAAGAGTTCTTTGAACTGTACGAGACACACGTCCAGACGCCAGAGCAAATTCAGAAGCTACAGATAACAGAAGCCACCGAGGCTACTCCTGTGAAAGACGGCCCGCCGTGCTTGCAGCACTTAGTCAAAGAGAAAATCTCTGAAGGTGGGCGCAATAACGGTCTGTTTAACATCGGGGTGTATCTGCGCAAAGCTTACCCTGATAGCTGGGAAACAGAAATCCTAACGTACAACATGCAGTACTTCGAGCCGCCACTCCCTTTGTCAGAAGTCACCGTGGTTGCAAAGCAGCTAGAGCGAAAAGATTACGCCTACCGCTGTAGCGACGCGCCGATTAACGCGCACTGCAACAAAGAACTTTGTCAAACCCGAAAGTTCGGCATCGGGAGCGCCATACAGAACGCCACAGTAGCTAATCTTCGTAAGTATAACTCGACACCGCCTGTTTGGTTTATGGACGTTAACGGGGAGCCTCTGGAGTTAGACACAGACGCACTGATGAGCCAGCCCATGTTTCAAAAAGCATGTATGGAGCAACTGAACTTCATGCCGCGCAGCGTGGCAAAGCAACAGTGGGAAGGACGTATTAGCGCCCTGCTCACAGAAATGCGCGAAAACGAAAGCGCCATCATGGAAGTGGCAGTAGACGCCAGCGTCAGCGGACAGTTCTACGATTACCTAGAAGAGTTTTGTCGTTTCCTACAGCAAGCGCAGGACAAAGAGGAAATCTTACTCCGCCGACCTTGGACCGACGAAGACGCAATGGTAACCTACTTCCGCCTAAAAGACTTTGAGAACTTTCTAAAGAAGAACAAATTCTTTGAATACAAGTCACACCGCATTGCCCAGCGCCTTCGCGACATCAACGGCGATAGTACAGTTCTCAAGATCAAAGGCCGCGCCGTGCGGGTCTGGCAGATACCAGCGTTCGAATCAGGGGACATCGACATAACAACCCCCGACTTCGCGCCAAAACAGGAGAGCCCGTTTTAATGACCGAAAAAATAAAAGATGAGAAAGAAAGTGTTCCGGTTTTGAAAAAATATAAATCCCACAACGTTTTTAAAAAAATGCGTAACGCCGAAATCGTTCACATGATCGATCAAAGGCACATGACAAAAACAGCAGTGGCTAAATGGTTCAACATTAGCAAACAGCGTGTGCAACAGATTTACAAAAGGGAGAAAGAGAGTGTTCAGGATATTCGGCCCACCGGGGACGGGAAAGACAACTCGACTTCTTAATATGGTCGATGACGCTCTTCAAAAGGGGGTCGAACCTAGCAGCATTGCTTTCCTAGCCTTTACACGCAAAGCCGCAGAAGAGGCTAAAGAACGCGCAGCTAAACGCTTTAACTTAGACCCTAAGAAAGACCTGTTTTACTTTAGAACACTGCACAGCCTCGCGCTTAGTTGCTCAGACATAAGACCCGAGCAAGTAATGCAGGACGAAAACTACAGAGAACTGTCTAACAAAATAGGCGTGGGACTAAACGTGCAGCGCATCAACAGCTTTGATGAAGACCTTCCAGAGGCTACAAAAACAACAGACCCCGTTCTAGGCCTGATTAACCTCGCCCGCATGCGCAAAGTTCCTCTGCGTCAGCAGTATAACGAGACGCCAATCGAAACAGAGTGGAACACTGTGACCTATGTGGACAAATGCCTGACCAACTACAAAGAAAACATGGAAATGTACGACTTCACCGACATGCTCGAAAGCTTTCCAAAAGAAGGCTACATAACCTGTCCGCAATTCAAGCTATGTTTTGTAGATGAGGCGCAAGACCTATCCCCTATCCAGTGGGACATTGCACACCTATTAGACGAGAAGTCCGACAGAATGTACTGCGCTGGCGATGATGACCAAGCCATATACCGCTGGGCGGGGGCAGACGTAGATCACTTTATTGACCTCGACGGCGGCTCCGAAACCCTGTCTCAGTCCTACCGAGTACCGTTCCTAATCCACCAGCTTGCTGAAAGGGTCGTGAGCCGCATCGGAACACGCTTTCTAAAAGACTACAGCCCAAAAGTAGATGAATACGGCTCTATTAGACGCATCTTTAGCGTCGAAGAGGTGGATATGTCAGAAGGATCATGGCTCATACTCGCCCAAGCAGGTTACCAACTACAGCCCGTAGCTTCAGAACTAAAATCCTCTGGATACCTGTTCAACAATCGCGGACATCGGTCCATATCAGAGCGCATTTCTGATGCAGTAAACGGCTGGGAGCAACTCCGAAAAGGAAAAGAAGTAAGCGGAGCCGTGGCCCGTAAGATTTACAGCTATATGTCCACAAAAGAACGCGTCAAAAGAGGGTTTAAAACCCTGTCAACGCTGGAAGATACAGACATGGTTAACATGCAAGCCTTGACTGTTAACTTCGGACTTCTGGCGACACCCGACATGGTATGGCACATTGCTATGGACAGAATACCCGAAAGCGACAGGGCATATATCATTGCAATGCTGCGGCGCGGTGAACGCTTCAACGGTGACCCAAGAATAACCGTGTCAACAATCCACGGGGCAAAAGGCGGAGAGGCGGACAACGTAGTGCTGTTCACGGACCTATCTCCCGCCGCAGAAGAGCAAATGAACATTAACCCAGACGACACGCACCGCGTTTTCTATGTGGGCGTAACCCGCGCTAAACAAAACCTGTTTATCGTCGAACCTCAAGACTTCACAAGGAGCTATGACTTATGAAACAACAAGAACGTTTTGAATTTATAGAGGCCGAGATTGACCGCGCCTATGTTCATGCTGATGACGAATGGAAACAAGCGTATTACGAGAACGCCGCGAAATACCTTGCTGAACACAAGATTGTCGAAGGCGGTAAGATTTGCGCGTTTTGCAGGTCACAGGGCATGGCTGACCCACACCACCACAATGTTTGGGGCGCGATGATGACATCTCTCAAGAAACTTGGGTGGGTTGAGAAGATCGGAATGGTTCGCCCAACTACACGCCACACGCATATTAACGAAGTATGCCAGTGGGAAAGCAAATTATTTAAAGGAGAAAAGGTTGGTAACTTATCCGTCCAAAAGGGAGACTCTGATGAAGCGTGATGAAATCTTAGACACAGCAAAAGAACTGATTAACGGGGATAGGGCCAAAGATTACGGGGACGCTTTTGCTAATTTTGGGCGCATTGCAGCGGGTTGGAACGCTATAATCCAAGAAGCCATGAAAACCCACGGCCATGTTAATGAGCAACACATTGCCCTGATGATGGATTGGTTGAAGACCGCAAGACTGCTTAACGACTTGTCCAAGGAGGACTCGTGGATCGACAAGTGTGGTTACAGTGCACTGGGAGGAGAGTTTATCAAAAGAATTAAGGGAGAAAAAACTAATGGATAAGGGTGTATTAGATAAAGCAAATATACCCAACAACCTACAGTATAAAGGTGATCGGCCTTGGGTGAAGTTAAATAAACCAAAGTTAAATAATTGGGGGCTGGTTTTAACTAAAGATGTTGGAGGGCTAACCTTGGTTGCAACATGGGTAAGAACAGACAGTTTTACAGAGGATAGAGATATTAAAGATGAAGCTTAAAATTGCCAGCCCGTCACTAAATTCAGAGTGGGTTCCGCCCGCAGAACTGCCTGACCTCACAGGAGCAAGCACAATTGCTATCGATGTCGAAACTAGAGACCCCAACCTAAAAAGAAACGGGGCTGGTTGGGCTGTCGGGGACGGTGAAGTCGTTGGATATGCTATCGCAACAGCCGAGTGGGCTGGTTACATACCAATAAGACACCGTGGCGGCGGAAACTTAGACGAAAAGATCGTCAACAAATGGCTCAAAAAGGTTTTTGACTGCCCCGCAGAGAAAGTTATGCACAACGCGCAGTACGATGTGGGCTGGATCAAACGCATGGGCTTCGAAATCAACGGTCGTATCGTCGATACAATGGTTGTTGCCTCACTTCTGGACGAAAATAAGTTTTCCTATGCCCTAAACTCATTAGCTTTTGAGTATCTGGGCCTCGCAAAGAACGAAAGTCTGCTTCGACAGGCCGCTAAAGAGTTTGGCTTCGATCCAAAAGCCGATATGTGGAAAATGCCCGCCATGTACGTCGGACCATACGCCCAAACCGATGCCGAAGTGACCCTGCAACTCTGGGACTACCTAAAAGTCGAGATTGGTAAGCAAAACCTTTGGAACGTAGTCAACCTAGAGTTGGATTTGCTCCCTTGCTTGGTCAACATGACTTGGAGAGGTGTCCGCGTGGACATGGACAAAACCGAAAGAACGCGCGACGCGATCCTTAAACGGGAAAAAACAGTTTTAAAGGAAATAAAAAGCCTCGTAGGTCGAGACGTAGAGATTTGGGCGGCGAACTCTATAGCAAAAGCCTTCGATGACCTATCAATTTTTTATCCCAAGACCGAAAAAGGCGCACCGTCGTTCAAAAAGCAGTTTTTAACCGATCATCCGCATAAATTACCGCAACTTATCGTTCAAGCGCGTAGCTTAAACAAAACCAGCGGAACTTTTATCAATAATATCTTAAAATTCTGCCACAGTGACGGTCGAGTGCATTCGCATATCAATCAAATCAGGGGAGACGACGGCGGGACTGTCTCAGGCCGCTTTTCCATGAACAACCCCAACCTACAACAAATCCCCGCCCGCGATCCTGAGATTGGACCGCTTATCAGGTCGTTGTTCCTGCCAGAAGAGGGCGAACAGTGGGCGTCAATCGATTACTCGCAACAAGAACCGCGCATCTTGGTCCATTACGCTCATGTATACGGTAAAAGCCGTGGGATCGCGCTCCGCGGCGTCGAAGAGTTTGTGGAAAGCTACAAAAACGACCCAGACATGGACTTTCACACGATGGTTGCCGAAATGGCAGATATCCCTCGTAAACAGGCAAAAACCATCAATCTTGGCATGATGTACGGCATGGGCGTCGCTAAACTAGCAGAGCAGTTGGACATTGACGCCAGCGAGGCCAAAGGTCTGGTGAAACAGTACCACGAACGCGTACCTTTTGTGAAAGCACTGATGACAGGCGTTACAGAGCGTCTAAACAGCAAAGCAAGCGGTGGAGCGATAAGCTCTATTCTTGGAAGAAAGTGTCGGTTTAACCTGTGGGAGCCAGACTCTTTTGAAATGACCAAGGCAATGCCTTACCAAGAAGCCGTGCTGGAATACGGTGATACATGCCGATTGAAGCGGGCATTCACTTACAAAGCTTTAAACAGACTTATCCAAGCGTCGGCTGCGGACATGACAAAGAAAGCAATGGTTGATCTGTACAAAGAAGGCCACCTTCCGATGCTGCAAGTGCATGACGAACTATGTATGTCAGTAAAATCAAGAGAAGAGGCCGAAGGTATTGCCAAGATAATGATAAATGCAGTACCATTAGAAATCCCCAGCAAATGTGATGTTGAAGTGGGTCCAAACTGGGGAGAAGCTGTTTAGAGGCTTTAGTGTCTGCTTGCGCTAACCACTTCATAACTGCCCTTTTGTCTTGTCAGGTTTCGCACTGCAACGACAAAAGGGTTTTTTCTTGCAGGTTCCCATAAACTCCTATATGCTTTCGGAGAAGCGGCAGGGGATGAAGCTTATGGATACTACAAAATGGAAGAGTGTTCTTGTGCCGATAGAGGTTTACAAGGAAATTAAAACAGACGCCGCAACCAACGGGCGGACAATCAGCGGTCAGTTGAGGGTAATGTTTGATGTTTATTCACAATCCCAAGAAAAAAAGCTTGACGCATCCCATAAAGTCGCTTACAAATAACGTAGACATTCTCCAAAATGTTTGACAACTCAGCATATAAAAACCTTCAATCGATGTCCTGATTGGAGGTTTTTTATTGTGGATATGGCATTTGACCTCCGATTACTCGCCGCAAAAGTGTTGCGAGACGGGGAATTAGAACCCCAAGCCGCTGAAATGATGACCGATGCCGCCGATTATTTAGATTGGTTGCACGAAGAATTGTGGCTTGAAAATGACCGTCTACAAGACCTTTTGAAAAAGAAAGGTTGACTTTATCCCATACCGTTTCTATTCTGTAAAAGTCAAACAGGAGAAGAACCATGAAACTAGAATTAAAAAACATCAAGCACACTGCGTGGGCATCTGAAGAGACCCACTGCTATCAAGCCTCATTATATGTGGACGGCAAGCCTGTTGCTATTGTTAGCAACGATGGGCATGGCAGCTCGGATCGTGACTATCCTCACGGTAATTTCCGACCCCCGCTTAAAGATTTCACAGATGTTGGCAACGACTATCGTTCTGTGATGCACAATATCCATGCTTACTTTGCCTCTCTTCCTAAGACTGACGCATGTGGCATATTTCCTGACGGCATAGAACAGAGCCTAGAAATGTGGTGCTGCGATCAGGTCAACGATTGGCTCAGTGCGCGTGAGTTAAAGAAAAACCTGAAGAAAAGTTATGTGTTTCACTTTGCGGACGGTGCGGGGATGTTTGCCCACAAGCTTCGCCCAGCTTCCACAGTTGCTGTGGTCTTGAACGACCT